TCCTTTTACCAGTGTCTATGTAAGAGGTTATTGTCTTGTTTGTGAGCGTACTGGTGCTTGAAATGGTCGGTATGACTACACCCTCAACTGCCAGTACCCCCGCGGCTGAACGAGAGAGTGTCGTGTCAGTTGCGTGACCGAGTTCAATGTTTGCGGCAGTGGTGAGCGTGCCTAATGAATCAACCGTAAGGGCGTCCGTAAGGGTTCCTGCACGCATGAGGCGTAGTCTCCATGTAGCGTCCTCGGTAGCGTCTACCGGGTCGCTCCATGTGGTTTCAAGGGTGGAAGCAACACGGTTCGTACCTGACGCATTTTCAAGCTCGTATTCCTCTCCTACACCGAAGCCAATCGCTGCGGTTCCTGACGTGATGTGCGTGTGTCGCTGTGAGTAGGTTACGACGTTTGTTACTGCGTCAGATACTTGCTCGTTGAGAAGGCGTGCTGGTGTGGTGGTACCAATACCGACGTTGCCCGTAGACTTAATTGAAAATCGTTCACTGCCACCAATTGACCAGGCTAAGCGTGATTCAGGGGCAACACTCTCTTGAATATGTTCAAAGCTCGCTTCGTAGTCTGTACTAGCGGCGCCATTCCAATATCGGTTACGAAATATAAGTTTGCCCGATGACCGAATGGGGTTTCCTGCGTCGGCTGCTGAAGCAATAAACGAACTACTTATTCCATTATAGTGGTCAAACCCATTGCCCATTTCAAGGCGTGCGTTTATAAGGCGAAAGTTTGAATTATATACATCAAAAAATGCGCCGCGGGACTCAATCATGCCAGAGTTATCAGTACGAAACGTAATATAAGGGTTGTTGGCAGCATTACTCGTACCAATCCAGTCAGCGTGCCGGAGCGCAATGTTACCGTCGACGGAGAGCCTCTGGGACGGGCTTGTTGTACCAATACCGACGTTCCCACTTCCCAGAATGGTCATTTTGGTAGACATTGTCTGTAATGTCGTGCCGGTAGTAAGTGTGGTGCCGGTCTGGAAGGAGATAGTGCTTTCTCCGGTGCCTGTTCCTAGACCAGATTGGAGGATGAGATTTCCTCCGACAACATCGCTTACAGACGTTCCTGCTAGTGTTCCGCCAGCAGACACCGTCAATGCCCTACCAACTACGTCGGTGGCGGAGTCCTCTATCCAGAACTTTCGTGCTGCTGCATTTCCTAGAGAAAGGATATTAGTAGGATTCGCCGTACCAATACCTACCCTTCCGTTGAAAATCACATCAGCTGCAACCCCTGCTTTTGTGTACCATGCAGCATTACCAGCAGAACCCGTGTCTGTTCCAAACCTCATTTGGTTCCCAAGGTTCCACATATTGAAGGTGGAACCGCCAGCAAAGGTATCAACCAGTTCAAATCTCGGATATTTCCTTTGTCCACTAAATACGAGATATGTGTCTTCCGTGCCACTACCAAGAACCAGCACATGGTTCCCAGTAGAAGATGCCGTACCAATTTGAAGGGCTGCTGTTGGGGCTGTCGCACCAATACCTACCCTGCCGTTGTTGAGAATAGTAGCGGCAATCGTTGCTCCGTCTGTGCCTCCAATAAACTGATGGGCAATACCTGCTGCTGTACCTGCTCCCGTGGTGGACTTGTAGGTTATGTTTGAACCTACTGCTGTGCCTCCAATGATAGATTTGTTTCCTCCAAGCGTAATATCCCCCGTGTCAGAGATGGTAGGTGCACCCGATGTGTAGCCCTGGATTATCTTGCCAGTAGCACCGTTGAAACGAACTATAGAGTTGGCTACGGAGGAAGCTGGGCCGGTTACGTCGCCGCTGGCAGAAGCACCAGAATTAACCCATGCCGATGTACCATCGTCCCATACCCAAAACGTGTCCGTTGAACCAACAATGGCATAGGCCCCCACAACTCCTACAGGGTAGGCTGCAATCAGGGCGGCGGGCGTTGCGAAGTAGCCGAGGTTGTTTGGATCGCCAGGAGATGTTGAGAGGTACGACATAGTATTATGTTTCTTTTAGGGCGTCCTCAGGTTCAATAATCGTACTGGGTGGGGCTTGGTACACGCGACGAATTGGGATAGGTTTCTGGAGTTCAAAAATATATCGAGGCAGTTTCTCAAGAACGATGTTCGTCTGGTTTACGTTTTCGTTACTTTTTTGGATGACATGACCGACAATCGTCTCAATATCGGCCATAAAGACCTTCATATCCGACACGGCAGACAAGGACTTCTCTATAACCTGTCCAACAATCTGGTCGACTACTTCTGACTGATTGCTCATCTTATCCTGAGCTAGAGAAAGTACACCTATCTCTGCAACCTTTTCGGAACAACGAAAATCAAGAATCTTTAGATATTCTTCCTCAGCAACACACTCGGCCTCAAGACGAGACTTCCTTGCCTCAAGCTGAGCAACATCCAGACTAACTGACGAGCGGCTGTGCTCCTCAAGGGTTTTAAGTATGGTAAGACGCCCGTGAGCATTTGAAATATCAAGAGCCACGTCAGTGAGCGAGTGAGACTTTTCAGTAACGGCTTCTGAAAGTCGATCGCGTTCGGTGGAAAGAGAGCCGATCTCAAAGAGAAGTGATTCTCTCTGTTCCGACCACGTCTGTATCGCCTTTAGCTGTTCAGAGGTGTTCTCATCCATACGCTAGTTTCGAATTGAACGCTCAAGCGAGCCAGTAAAAGTTCCCGTTACACACCGCATTACCGCGTTTTCGTCAGGATTGAACTCGAATCGAGGACGGTTGTCCTGACCCGACTGATCCTGAAGAGTGAGTCCCTGACCATCAGCCAGGTTAAACGTTCCAAGGACGCGCTCAGCAGCCGCGCTGTTTATGGCGACGATAGACATTGAACCTGCTGCACTGAGGTCACCGATTATCTCGTGGATATAGTTCCACGCAGGAGTTGTAAGGTTCCTTGCTATCAGAACAGTATCACCGGGGCCAGCATTTATAGCTGAGGAGATGTGGCGTGATGAAGCATCTTGAATCATATATTTTCAAATGACTAATAAAAGATTGTTTGAGAGGCATTAAATCTGCCCATCTCAACTCCCCTTAAGGAGCTGAGTGGAAAGACTACTGGACACTATCCGGTAGACGTACCGTTACCTGCACTCCACATCCAACCACGAAGGTCCGATGCTCCCATCTGACAGAGAGAGTTGAAGTTCATAACGAGATCCTGGTTACCGAGAGAATCAACTACCGCTGGCTCCGAGCGAGTTGCAAGTGCCTCGATGTAGATGAAGCCATAATCGGCTGTCTTTAGCTTCGAGTCGAACATGCCCCACATGAGACCAGAGAGACCCTGGTTCTCGAACGCTGAAAGCTCGACCACGTTGAAAGTGTCGGTAGCTGGTGCGTTGTTGAACAGGTTAACCTGCTGCGGTGCGAGTCCCTTATCGATTGTTCCCTTGATTGTTTTAGCAAACTGCGCCGTGGTCGAACCAGAGCGAGCCACCATCGTGTCGAGGGTCGACATGAGCGGCATACCACGTCCATCCTTCTTTAGACTCTGCTGGCGGCGAGCCGCAAGAAGAGCCGAGTAGGTGAACTGAGGTGAAGAAACGGCGTCAACGATGACGTTGCTCCATACAGGTCCGCCGTCTTCACGAGGGTGTGAGGCCGACCAGTATGCGACAGCGTCAGCACCGAGAGTCGAAACTGGAGTAGCCAAACCAACAGAGCTGATAGGCACCCAGGTGAACGAAGTACCGAATCCTTGCGCGAGAAGACACTGAGCGAGGTAATTCTTCGCAAGCTCAATCGCATTCTTACCCTCCAGCACCTTGTTCTTAACATCACCCTTAATCTTCGCTGCTGAACTTTCAAAGAGGAAGAAATTCGTCTGAAAGGTCATACGAACCTTCTTTGTGAAGTGCATCTGCACGTAGTTCTTTGAGAAGCCCTGGATAGGCGCATCTGAAGCACCCACGGCACCGTCTGGGATGATCTCAGCCATTCCGAGGCCAGTGACACCAACATCAGTGTAAATGCGCTGGTTGTCATCAATCTTCGTCATGAAGTCGAGATACTCAGAGCGAGTGGTCGCTGCAACTTTTGGAGCAATGTGCTTAAGCACATTGTTCACGATTACTGCATAGTCTTGTATTGTTCCGGTCATATGGTAGGAGTTAAAACTCTAATAAATTACTGTACGAACGAAACAATAATCTTCTTCTCAGCCGCTGTACCGTACACACCTTCCTGCTTGACGATACCTGCGGCATTCGTCGTCCCCGTGTTGTTTACGATTCCTCCGCTAGCACCGAGAACCATCAGCTGACCGTTATGGGTAGCGTCAGAGTTGTTCGTTGAGTCAACAGTCCATGTGTCCTTCTCAAAGGTCTCAATTACAGGAACCTGAGTCAGTGCTTCTGCCGCTGCAATCGTCTGGTTACAGACACCCGCCATTGTTGCGCGTGTCGTAGCTGCGGTTCCGAGAACCGCAAGACCTGCCGTCTGCTCAAGAACAAAACCTGTGGTCATCACTGTTGCAGATGCTTTGTTTATGTTCGTTAGAGAACGAGTAGGATTCTTGATTGTCGTTTGAATGAATGGCATACGTTCAAATAGTTATCAACTAATGGTTGGCTATTCTTCAGAAAGTAGTTCGAGAGCTTTTTCTTCAGTCATTCCCGTGTCGGTGAGTTCTTTGATGTCTCTCATCATCGCGGGAGAATAAGTGCTTTGGTTGCCGGTTCCACCGGGGAACTGCATCGCATTCACTTTCTCCTGAACTCCAGCACTCTTTAGCACGCGATCTTGAACTGATTCTGAGGGTCGGAACATATTTTCGTAGGCCATTTCGAGGGTTGCAGCAAGTGCCTTACCCGATTTGTCCTGCCAAGCATAGTTATCTTCAACGAAGTCGAAGAAGACTTCACGCACGTCTTCGTCTTTCAACTCGTTGTGCTTCCCTACAAAACTTTCAAGGTCACTACGCACTGCTGTTTCGTGACGGTCCTGCTCAAGTTCTGCTTTCATCTCCTCCCTTGTGAAGCCCCCGAGCTGTTTGAATCGCTCCTGGTCTGCAACAAAGTTAGGATCTGCTTCTGCTGCCCCGTCTCCCTGTTCAGGAGACGTACCACTAATCCTTGGTTGAGTAAATCTTTCTGCGCTACCAAGGTTCTTAAGGTCTCCCTTAGTATTCTTGATTTCGACAGTAAGTGCTTGTTTTGCCTCTGGAGTCGTTGCTGCCTGACGGCGCTTTACGAGATCGAAGAGCTCTACACGCTTCTCGAATGCCACGTCGGACTCCCACTTCCCTTGATTTGGCAATCGATAGTCCTGTTCTCCAGTGGCTTGAGGTTCGCTGGTAGGTGCCTCTCCTGTTGCGTCAGCTTCCTTGGAAGGCTCTTCACCTTTAATGTCCTCGGTTACCGGTGCTTCAGTTTGTCCAGCTTTAATGTCAGCGATCGAGGCGTTCAGTTCTGCATCCAGTGCTGCGTCCTCTTCTACTGCATCCACGGTTGTTGGTACTTCGCTCATATAGTATCCGGACGTATCGTGTCCGTTGTCGTTGAGTTAATGTTAATCATACAATCATATTGGCTTACCGCGCAATAGGCTCTGTGGATATCGAATTGTGACCAGCAATACGTTTTAGTTTCAATTCCAGAGAATCGGTGTTTACGGACCCTTCGTTAAGAAACGAAAGTGCGTGTCGCTGGAAGTCTCCCGGGCGAGACTCGTTAGAGACGCTGATTGTTGTCGCGTACTTCAAGGGGACGATAATGAGGTACACCTCCTTATCACGAGATTTGTAGAAGAGAAACCCTTTCGCTCGTGGGAAGTGTCGGATAAACACCTTAATCAGCTCCTCACGATCAACAGGCAAACCAATGACGCTGTTAAAGTAGGCCGGTGCCGTTTCGTTAGTTGCTTTTAGGGTGGTCTTCGTTCCGCTTGCGGAAACGATAACCTCATCCTCATATCGAGGGAAGAAATAATCCTCCTGATCGACCTCTGCGCCGTCGACATCTTTGAGAATGAGATTATTCTTATTCGCAAAGTCCTCAGCCTTCTTCTCTTCGACTTTGCGGATTCTCTGCTCTTCCTTTTCGTGGTCGGCAATCTTCAGCTTCTCCTCGATAATCGAGTCGAGCTGGGTTTCGGTCGGCTCGTATCCTTCCTCAAAAGTAATACCGAGCTTCATTGCCTTCTTAAGTTTTGCGGCTATTGCCATACAGTTATGGTTCCTATCCTGGAACGAGGGGTCTTATTTAGTAAAACTGCCGCGTCACGGAGACGATGCAGTTCTGCGACGAGTAGCGCGATTTGGGCGCAGATCCTTGAAGAACTTGTATATGAGGTCTACGAATTTCTTCTGCTCTGGAGTAGAGCGCTCTTTCGCTGCCTTAATATAATCCACGTCAAGTATCATCATTGGAACGTCCATCTGGATTTTGGCCAGCTTTGCAGCCTCTTCGATGACAGCGAACTCAAGGGGGTACGGGTGAGTGTATTCAAGTCGAATCTCTTCACCTTTGGATATGTCACGGTCTGCACGCACACGAATCTGGCGCATGACATCCACGACATTCACTCGGTCGCTCTCCACGAACGTTGCCGCAATAAGGTCGGAATTCACCTGACCTATGAGAATGGAGGCCATCTCATCTGCTGTGATTTCGAACTCGTCTCCAGAGGGCGTGATGAACTTCATAATCTTCTTTTCGACAGCCTCATCCGAATAGTTCACATGAAGCGTATAGTTCTCCTTCTCCAGCTTTACTGGTTCTTTTATCATTGTGTTTGTTCGTTTAATAGACCTCCATTTTTAATATGGTCGATACGAGAAAGAAACTTCGTCAGCACGTTCTGCTGTGTGTCAAGTGTTATTGCGTTAACAAGTGTGGAAAACTCGCTGTCGCCAATAAGCCCGTGCACACCCGTACAGTCTTTTATTATCTGAACAGCGGCGAGAACCATGTTTGCGTCTTGTGCAAAGGTTATCTGCTTCTGCGTTATCGTTTGATTGATCTCAGGGTCCATAGAATTATTTTAGATTTCCACCAGGAAAGAATGGTAAGTCTGCGGCATAGCCCATGCTCGCATCGACCGAAGCACCCATTGGAGATTGAGGTGTCGGAATCTGGTTCGGGGTCTTGGGGCGCATCGGCGCACCCGGGTCATCGTTCTGCTGTGCGTCAGGATTCTCACGGCCAAGCGGTGGAATGGTTCCAGGTGTCGCGGGCGCTTCGTCCATAGGACCAGGCTGAAGGCCAGCCTGTTCCTCAATCTGGCGCTGGACCTCGGCAGGTGCGTCTTTGTAGAGCTTAGTCTTGTCGATAGGCTCCTCGGAAGACGGTGGAGGAATCTCTGAAGGCTGGAGAGCAATAATCGAATCATACGTTGACTTCGGAATATAGTCGTATATGTTTTCCCTCTGCACCTTGAGAAGTCGCTCGAAGGCACGGAGCTGCGCCGCAGCCGCGTCCGGGTCACTCGCTCGGAGCTGGAATATAAGGTTAATCTGGTTCGTGATAAGTGGAGATATCGCCATGTAATTTTGCTTCTGGATTTCCATCGAAGGCACAAGCATCGAGTCAGGATCAATGAGGAATTCAATATACGCCTTCCCGTGCCCGTGAGTCTCCATCTCTTTGAATAGGTTTCGTGCTGAGATGGTGCGTGAAGGAACATCCTCAAGGAGGTCACCTTCCGAGGTGAAGTCGAAGTTGAGGCGAAGGTTCTGTGAGGCCGCTATAACGTGCGAGACAGGGACCCCGAAATCATCGAGAACCGGCTGGCTTTCTATAAACATATCAGGGTTCATCTGAGCGAACGCGGCAATATCCTCATCCTTGTCGACAAAGAATATCTTGTCCACCGGGTATGTCTGCTCAATCCAAGAGAGGGCAATGTGTGCATCTGTCTGAAGACCGTTCATCACCGAGTTGCGAGGAGGTGTAAGACGATTAAGCGCAGCCTCTTTCAAGATAACGGTTGAACCGAGGGTTGACTCAGCATTCTGCCCGGCGACGATGTTGTTGACGCCAGTGTTCTGTTCAATAGATACCTTCTGTTGGTCAGCAAAAGCAATACCCTGTTGCACGTTGCCCGATGTCTTAATGACATCGATACTTGAGCCCGGGTTCTTTGGGTTGATGACGTTCGGAGAACGCTTGTACGTGTTCGTCCCGTTCTGCACCTGAGGACCAAAGAGAAGAGGGAAGATTTCTGCCTCGACCTGCTGTGCGTTTAGGGAGTTGATGTATGTGAAAAGAGCTGTATTTCCACGCATCATCTCGTAAAGGCCAACGCCGTGAGGATCAAGGATGTTCTTTACAAAACAACGAGCAACGAGAACAGACCCATAGACTTCGTCGTTCGGCATCTCGCCATCGTAAATAACGAACTTGCCACACTTCACGATGTACCTGTTCGTTAGTGGGTTCTCGTAGTACCCAATAGTGTACGAGTGCTCAGAAAGAGTCTGATTCTCGTCTTTTGACTCCTCGGTACTGCAAAGCGATTCTAGGAATCCCTTTCGCTTTTTGAAACCTTCTGCGTCAGGGCACATGCGGAAGAAGTCTTCTTTTGCAATGTCCTTCTCGTAATAAACCTCAAACTGAGTCCAGTAATCACCCACGTTCTGAGAAAGACCGAGCCAGGTGCGGTTCGGGTCGAGTGGCTCTCGATATATGTCATCAAATAGAATCTTCTCTATACCGTTTGAACGCTTCACCGAAACACGACGAGGGTACACACGCCACGCAGCCCATCCATATGTGAGCAGGTTCTGATATGTGCGCTCAAGCGTATTCTGACCATTCGCGCCTTTCAGTATCCATGTACGCTTCCATAGTTCGTATGCTGCCTTGTTGTAAATCTTGTCGTCACCAACAACCTCAGCGTCAGGCGTCTTTCCTGCGAGTACAGACGTTGCAATCAGAATCTTCGAGAGGGCAATCGGCTCCTGGGACACCGGCACACCGGAACGGTTCTGGTCCCTATCGACCATCTTCTGTGGATAGACGTTAATGTCGTATCCTCCGTTGCTCATCTTGCTATAAGACATGACCGAGCCCCATCCGGTCTTCTCGTAACGCTTCTCGCCGTACGAAACGGTCGTATTTATGATATTCTGGTCGATTTCTCTGGAAAGTTCATCGAAACGCTGTCTGTACTGCGACTTTTTGAAAAGTTTCTTCTTCTCCTCAACGAATTTATCAGCAGCAGGGTTCTCGTACTTGGAAGGTTGCTTCTTTCCTTTCTTAGGCAACGCTGTTCCGTCGTCCTCAGTGAGTTTTGAGTTCGCGGATTCGGGGTCTGAGTACATATAAAGATAATATGAGTCTTTTGGTAATAGCACAAGAGGCACACTGTCAATACTTTCGTCTTTTCTTCCAATCTCGCCCGTCAGGTTGAAAAAAATCCTGCGACTTGGAGTAGTTTTTGAATTTACGACGCGAGGATCTTTCGAATTTTTGTAACTTGCCCGGCTTTACTGCACTCCTTCCCTTTTTTGACCGGTGCTCCCTGTGAAATACGATGTTCATCCCCTCTTGAAGATTGTGATGCAGACTTTTGTATCGTCGAGCAGCCATTGCTTTACTATAACTCCCTTATACCTTGGTTTTGACTTGATTGGTTCATAGAGGTGGGGATACTCTGATCCTCACCGAACATTGCTTTCATGTGCGAGTGACCCATCTCTCCATGATCTGCTTCGATGTATCGTCCCTGCTCCTGCAAAACAGCATATGCGATAGCCGCAGCCATGATGCAGTCGTCGTGCTTTTTCGCAAGAGCCTCCGGGCGTCCTTTCGCATTTCGGAGGAACGTTGTCATCTCATCGAGTATCGCAACAGGGAAGCCAGAGTCCTTCCGCAGGAACACCGCCTTCAGCGCAGCTAGCGAGAACGGGCGAGTTGCGCTCGTTGTCTTCCAGCCAAACAGCTTGGTCGTGTTCTTTGTTATGTCATCGAAAACACGGCGATAGTACAGGTTGCTATACCCCAGTTTGTCGAGCCCATCGTTCACCCAGAGACCGTCCTTGTTCGACTCCACCGCAAGCAGCGCCCAGTTGTAGAACTTCCCGACGAGGTACGCTGCACTGATAAGCTCGTCCGGCGGCACGCTCGAACGGTACAGTCCCACGCACTCCTCATTCCTGTGCTTCAGGACATACAGTATCTGTTTGTCTCCGTGCGCGAGACCCTCAGCAGTATCGCCCCCGATGATATAACGCTCCCCCTTTTCCGGCTTTTCAAACATCTCGAAGTCCCCCGAGCTGACCTCTTGGAACACAACGTCCCCGCTGTCATTGTTCGAAAGCTCACCACGAACACCCTTCTTGGCTTTCTCAAGCTGTGAGAATACCCTCGCTGCTGGGAAGTACGTCTGACCCGTGGAGAGAAACGCCTCCTCATGCGTTGTCGGAAACTCCTGGTGCAGTTTGTTAATCGCCTCTGTGGAGTTCTTGCCCCCGAGCTGGAGCCACTTCATATAGTAGTACGTGATTTCGAGATTGTTCAGCGAAAACATCTGCTGGTACTCAGTCCAGTCAATCTCACACGTCTCCATGTCACTGGTCGGTATCGTCTCGGTGATCTTCGCCATCTCGGAGTCGTCGTACTGCCAGTTATAAAAATGCGGCATAAACATCACCCTCGATTTCATCGGAGTGATTGTGTGCCGCTTTGACCACCCTTCCGTAAACAACTCATAGAACCGACCGGCCATACCCTCAGCCGTCGACTCAATAAAGATAGAGCCATCGAACGGCACCGCAGGGAACGTACCGGTCTCCACCTCAGCCGCAGTCTTTGGGAACGCAAGACAGAGCTTCGCAAACTCAGAGATGTGCACATAATGGAACGTACCTGAGCGACCCGAGTTCGACACCTGAATCGAGGACGTGGAACCCTCCTCCGGCCCATAGTCGATAATCACCTGAATCTTCTTGGCACTATTGCTCTTCAGCTTAAACGCCCCACCCTTTATCTCGTCGCACATATTACGAATCGCATAGTCAATCTTTCTATCGAATATCTCAGTCGCATCCTTAACCGCATGCGCGATGATAAGCCCTTCCCGGTTCGTCTTAAAAAGAATCTCATCGAGAATCCATATATCAATGAACGTCGTGAACCCCAGCTGACGTGACTTCAGCACAAGGTTGCGGAAGAAGAAGCGAAGCGGATCGTCCGGATTTAAGAAATTCTCAAAGAAGTGAGTCTGTGCACGGTTCATATTAAACAGCTCCTTTGTCCCGTCCTTGGTGATGATCCAGTACAAATTCCTCATTCTCCACCGCTTGTTCCAAATCAAATCAGGAGAAGCGATGAGCTCCTCGATCATCTTCTCGTTATGCACTGACTGTGTTTTAGCGTTAGCCATATTAGAAATCCATATCCTCGTCACTCGGCTTCTCTACAAACTCAACATCTACTGGCTTTTGCGTAGTCTCTCTACGGAAAATGTCATACAACCTATTACCCTCCGGCGTAGTCAGCTTGTTCGGAGACCGCTGCTTCTCTATCCTCTCCCACGCAGAGCCTATGGCGTTAAGCGCTTTAATCAGCTCGGCATTGGTGAAATTCTTCAACCCCCTGGCCTCAAACTCACTGAGTGCAGCCAACATCAGATTGTTCGACTTTATGGCTAGCCCAATCATCGCGTTCTTGTATCCCTCCGTATTCTCTATCTTTGAGTGTGCATTGTCAGCGACATTCATAGAGTATCCCGAAAGCAGCGCTGCTTCCTTCTTGGAACCGGCATTTCCATCCATCATGCGTGTTGCATACGCGAGCTGGCTTGGTGTGCTCCCCTTCCTCGGTCGTTTCATACCACCACACTACCACGGATTTAGTCAATCATACCTTATAGAAACCAAGGGTGTGTTGATATTTTTCTGGGAAATTTTTTTGAGCAACTTTTTATAGGGAACCGGGATCATGAGCATTTACTTTTCTGTGTGAGGTTTTGATTTATTTTTCGTGAGATTTTGATTTATTTTTCGTGAGGGTAGTGGGACGTATTACTACAACAACACCCGGGATGACCCTTAAGGGACTACCCCCTCCCCGATTTTTTGAAAGCCTAAAAACCCTGTAAATAGGCCGTATTTATTATACCACATAAATAAAATCAGGGGGGCATAAGGGCATAACACAAATCTTATGCCCCGTCAAGTTTTTAGCACTTTACACGGCCAAGATACACGGTTCAGGGTGCAAACGGGGCATAAGGGCATAAGATTTTCAGAAAATCGTTGGTCGAAAAAACAAATTAAGAAAAATGAAAAACAATTTTATTTTTGAATCTTATGCCCTTATGCCCATTTATCATACCTTATAGAAAAAATACGGCCTATAATAAGGGCTTTTACTATTGACTTTCACGGGGGCATATGGCGGGGCATAAGCGGGGCATAAAACTTAGGCCCCGTACGACGGCCTATAATGCATGTACATGCGCCGAGAATCAGGGAAACGGCCCGGGCGGCCCGGTTCGCACTTGCCGCTTTTTTGGAAAAATCACGACAAAACCCCTACCGCATGTACCCATTCCATTCCGATCCCTACATCATACCTTATAGCTATTTACATTCTACGTTTTTATGGCTATCCACAACCCTACTCTAAGTACCCTTATTATGTGTTGACATCGACATCGACATCGTATATATTTACTATACGTTCAAAGGAACGCAACCTAACAAACCGATATGGAAAACCTATGCACGTACTGCAATAAAGAAGTAGAAAAGCTGGAAACGTTCAGCAAAGGCGAATGCTTGCCTTGCCACGAGTACCACTATATCGAAAATAATCAAGTTCCTAACTTCATCACAAGCATTAATAGAGACGCGCTACGCTTTAACACTCTTGGTCAAGCGCGCGGATAGCAATACTCTATATGTATACCAACTATCGCAACGCGCTCGCAAGCAAGCTAGACCGCATACGCAACCTGGAAAATAGTGGCTACGGTATCCCGCGCGAAAAGAATACAGGCATAGACCTTAGCGCGATCTTTGGCTACATAGTAGCAGGTGCCGCGCTTGTAGCAATGATAGTAGCGTTCAACTAGCAACCTAATCAAAACCGTTATGGAAAAGATCACACTTAAGTTAGAAACAGACTACGAGAAAACCGGCAACAGTAGCGGTGGACAAATCGATACTCTATCTATTGCTATAGACGGGAGCGATTATGATCAAGTCTTTACCGACTGTATGGAATATACGGACGAAAGCACGAACTATGTACGCAAGGAATACAATCACGAGACCGACTTCCTGGACACGCTATCGAAGGATCAAAGGATCGCGTACGCGGCTGATATACCGGCTTTTGATATCGCGCTCGAGGCGTACGTGGAGGATATGGAGGAAAAATCATACGCAGACGAGCTAGACGAGAATCATCCTTTTGCTGTAGCAATACAAGAGGCGCGAGACAGCGCTGAAGAGACTCTAAGGCACGAGTGGCTATACGGAGACCGTAGCGACACGGGCTTGCTAGGTCGTGCAGAAAAGTACTACGGCCGTGGCGTAGAATTCTCGTACGACGAGAAAACAGACACGATCACGGTGGATATATCAGATGAAATGATCGGAGACTGGGAAGAATACGGCAAGATCGAACGCAAGACGAAAAAGGCAATACGCGAGTACCTTGCTGATGATATCTACTACACGGCGCAAGCAAAGCACGCGAAGCACGTGATCGAAGTGCAGAAGCGCCGCGAAGAATACGCGCGAACGCGGGCGTATCAGGATAAACGTGCTATAGAAGCCGCAAAGGAACGTAAGGACAAGATCCTAGGGTCCTAGCGAATCCTTACAGGGTCCTACGGGACCTTGTATAGGGTGTACTAGACGCCTACCAACTAACTAAATACCGCTATGGAAAAAACAAAGTGCAACAGTGGCGCATGGTGCCTTATATGCGGAAAGCAAAACGTGCAGTATTCCATATTAAAAGGAAGCTTCACGTATGCATGCCTTACTAAGGACTGCAACGCAACGGGAACGGGCTACGGTTTCTCAGGAATGAAGCCACGGGCCTATATTGCGTACTCGAAAATATAAACCTAAACAAAAACCGCTATGGAAACTTACAATGGAAACGATATATTTGCACCGTTCAATGCGGGCCTCTACGGTATCGACGACAACGGGGAACGCTCGCTCGACGAGGACGCGAGCAAGATATCTATTCTCGCGGGCTTCAAGGAGGAATACCGCAAGGATATCGAGGAGGCACTCAAAAGCGCGGGTCTCGCGCTCGTGAAGCTGGAGTACTACAGTCCTAAGTTTTATAACTTTGCGACTGATAGTCTCGATATAACAATATCGCTGGAGAATCAGGAGGCGTATCTAAGCGCATGCGAGAAGGTGCGCGAGGATATACAGGCCCGACTCGACGCAAATAAGTCTTACGACGGGTATATGGCACTCACGGCTGATACGTTCGAGGAAGCCGTGGAAAAGCACCAGACGCCTGTTATCACGGCACTGCTGGCGCATATAGACTTTTCCGGCTTCGATAAATACGACTATCTGGAGTGGAACTACGCGTGCGAGGCGTGCGAGCTGATACACGAGGATAAGGAGTATCTAACCGACGAGGAGGTGGCGACGATAACCGCGTGCGAGGCCGCCTAGTGTATCCGCAGGGCTTCCGACTTTCTCGGAGGTCCTAGCGGGCGCGATAGATCGCTCGACTAACTAACTACCGCTATGGAAAAAGTAACAGATGCAGAACTACAGGCACGGGCGCAACTAGAAAGCGTGCGCGATATGGCGAAAGGCTTACAGGAGGGACGATACGCTGATAATTACGACGATATCGAAAACGCAGAGCAAGCAATACAGGACGACGCACTTGACGTACAGGTACGGTCCGACTGGCACGCGCTCGGAGAAACCCGCGTACAGAATGCACAGTACACGATTCTACTATGCACGGGAGGTCCGGCCGTACGTATAAAAGGTACGCTCGATGATTATCAGGAGCCAGCAACGGCGCAACTGGAATATCAGGACTGGGGTATACCGTGGACCCGACTTGCGGGACTCACGATCGAGGACGTGGAAGCCTTACTAGTGTATGCAGGGTGCTTTTACTTCGCAGATTAAACTACTAACACCATGACAAAACAAGAAAAACTAGGAAGCCTAGAGGGTGCGATGACGCAGAGCGAGCGCAGTAACGGCGTTATGATTTATCGCTTCACGGACGACGCACCAGAAGAGCTACGCGACCTATTCCTTGAACACTTCAACGTATCCGATACCGATTATGAGATATTAAACGACGCGGTTGGTGTCGTGATCGACGTGTACGACAATCTCGACGATAACGAGGACGATGACGACGTGTACGACAATCTCGACGATAACGAGGACGATGACGACGTTTCAGAAGCAATATCAGAAGCAGCAACCGATTGCGCGAGTGTATACACGGCGGAGCGACTAGGGTACATGAATAACAGGAATCAGGACGAGATCAGCGACGTTATGCGCGAGTACAGCACGCACGATATCGCAACGGCATGCGCTATCTGGTACGACCAGCAAGTGGAGAACGCCGCGACCATTATCAGCAAATGGGTAAACGACTAACACCATGAAAAAAGAGATTATCACCCTATGCGGGTTCGGAGACCTTTCAGAGGAGGGCGATCAGGGCATGCTGGAGGACCTGCAAGCGGCCGCAGTACGGCACGGCGTGGAATTCCGCGAGACGCAATACTACGACCATGAGCTAAAGGGAGACGCGACCGCGATAGAAGCACTGACGCAGGACCTATGGGGTATGCCACGCGACGAGTGGATCGAGAACGGGCTACACGAGGACCCTGTAACGTAGCACCCCCGCTCTGTACCTTTCTCGGAAGGGTACAGGCACGGGCGTACTACCAGATAACAGCTAACACCATGAAACTACAGCGAGGAGACAAAATCATATACAGAATGCCGGGATATGAGCAGTCGGGAGTGTTTGTAAAGCACCTTGGGACCAACTCGAAGGCGGGAATGGTGCAAATCTTGCTCGACTCAAACAAGGTGCCGTGCGTCGCACCCGTCAAGCATATTAAGAGGGCTAGAGCGTTATCAGATAGCAAATAAATATATGTATATACCACGATATACTACTGAGATGAAAACACTTGTTGTAATCATCGCAGTATTCTCGGTACTGATGATATTACTCATGCCTACCGTGGCACGCGCCAAGCCGCTCGGAGATAGTGGCACTACCCGCGGAAGTGTTACCCCCGATAGAGGGACGGGATTCATAATGCCCGGTATCCTTTTTGCAGAAACGGGAAGCTCGGAAGAGGTGGTGGAGAAGCAGAAAAAGAGCATGCTAACGAAGCAGGACACGCGGAGGGAGATACGGATATTGAAGCGACAAATTCGAGAGCTACAGAGGGAGATCAAGAGACTAGAGCGCACTCTATGATTTTCTATGTATCCGTGCTGGTGGTGGTTGTATCCGCACTGGTGATTAAGTGGCTACTTGAAGGCGACCTATGAGCCGTTATACGCCCGCATACGAGTGGGAGGGTCACGGCTTCACATCACCGCGACAAGTATGTGCAATATGTGGCACTGATAGTGGCATGATGAACCGCCTATTCTGGGCAGGTACTCCCCTGAACGGAGACGATGAGTATATGTTTGATTTGTGCCAACCGCACAAGAAGTCTCACGGCAAGCGAATGGTGTCGGAATTACTGAAGGGGGTCGTGCCAGAGGACGTTATAAGTCGGTATAAGAAGGAAGCATAAATCTATGGGACTTGAACGCAATAACAGCATGGACCACAGGGCATGGAAAAGAGAAAAGATTTCCCGGTACAGTAAGGGACTAGATCGAGACGCATTCAGAGAGGAGGGCATCCAAGTGATACAGCACCAGCCGTGGCAGTTCGGACTACTGCACCCGGACCTTTCAGGGAAGTTCGTGTGGTATCCGACAAAGGGTACACTCATGTACGAGGATGAGCCGCACCGTGGCAGTAGGGTAGGACACTTCCCGACAACGAAGTTAGTAATCGAACAAATTAAAAGGACTATCGATATCCAGCACTGATTATGATTAAAAAGCCCCGCATGATTGGAAAGTATGGACTGACACCCGCCACCAGTAGCCACAAAAAGGCTAACGATGAGATCGTGCCGACGGAGTACCTGACACAAAAGCAACGGAAGGGCCGGAAGCCACAGGGACAGAAACCATTCAAGGAGGCGATGGACGAGAGGAAGCGCATATTCATGCAGGAGATGCGCCGTCGGACCGGTAAGAAGTTCTAGCTATCCACAGTATCCACAGACTTATCCCCTTATCCCCCTATTGCACCGCCAGCGACATGCGATACAATAGGCAAAGGTTTCGTCCTTCGGAATGAGATCGAAAGCATGGCGGTATCCCGCTACCTATCAAACAACAAATAACTAACCAACACATATGGGACTATCAAATCGTGAAGGAGGGAAGTACATCACTATTCTCGGTGGGAAATTTTCTGTTCGGACGAACAAGGAAAATCCTGAGGCTATCGAGCGAGTGAACAAAGTAGGCAATACTGTATACGAGGTTTTCTATGATTCATTCACAGGAAAAATCGTAAACATCCGTACCCGGGACGGAGAGTACGGCAAGTCGTGGGAGTTTGACTTTCAGGACGGCGGGGAGATATACACGCTCCAGCTTTCCTATAGCAATTCGTACGCAACGAACATTCTGAAAATGCTACCGAACATCGACCTTTCTAAGGAGATGAAGGTGCAACCTTCACAGAAGATGGAGGACGGCAAGATTAAGTCCAGCCTGTTTATCTCTCAGGATGGCGTAACGCTGAAGCATGCCTACACAATGGCTGAGCCTAATGGACTGCCGCCTATGGTGCAGATCGTTGTAAAGGGCCAGACTGTGTGGGATGACACAGAGCGCCTTGCGTTCCTTCAGGAAATGGTTGATCGAGACATCATTCCACAGCTTGAAGGTGCAACAAAAAGCAAGGCAGACGAGACGCCGAAGACGGGACTAGAGGGCGAGTTCGACAACGATAACCCTCTCGGAGGAGAAGATAACGACTTTTAATCGATAACGAAGACGAAGTATGTACGAGGGAAAAGTAAAGACACTAACAGACAAGGGCTTTGGGTTCATCGCAATGGGTCCGGGGAAGAAAGACCTGTTTTTTCATCTTCGGGAGCTGAACGGCCTCGACTTCGATGATCTCCAGGTCGGAGACGTGCTTCGCTTCGAAACTGAGGAAGGAGAAAAAGGACTCTTTGCCGTGAACATCAAACGCGCCGGGGACAGTGCGGACGCGTAACCTTAAACGACTAACAATTAAACGTATGGATTCAGTAGAAACAGGGCTATTCACGATCACTGGTCTCGTTGATTACAACGATGAGCAGGGAAACATAATCGGACAGTACCCGATTGGTTCAGTGCAGGAGCTACCACTTGAGGTAGGCCAGCGCGAGATTGAAAAGGGAGTAGCTGAGGCGGCTGAGGAATTAACCGTTGAAGAGGCACCTGAGGCACCTGAGGCACCTGAGGCACCTGAGGCACCTGAGGCACCTGAGGAGGCGACTTTTGCCTACTCGGACCCATCTGAGGTACCGGGTGCTGATGATGATAACCGTGATCTTCCAGAAGGACACGATCCTGTGGATAACGACAATGAGGTAGAATAGATAGATTGCTCATGAAAAAGAATACTTCTACATATCGCGCAGAAACGCACCAAAAAGAGGACGAATTCCAAGTGAATGTTTGCCGGGTAGAAGCGGCTTTCCATTCATGCGAGATACGTCCTCTTTTTGGTGCGTTTCTGTATTCAACCCTAGCGGGTTGAGTGAGAGACATAGAGTAAGAGTGGACGTCATAACCCCACCACCAAGTTGGCTCCGAAAGGACAAAGAAGGTACGTAGCTCTGTGTCTCTCACTCAGTTCGGTAGACGTGCTCCTTAAATAAAATGCCTACACCTAAGAAATCAAAATTCCTCGACAGTTTCTCGGACCACGTCTATCGATACATCGATCAGACAGGTACCGGGCGACCAGCCGTATCCTCGGAAACGAGGAGGGATGACCTCAATGCTAATGGCTACGAGGCATACTTCACCGTGAACGGTTTCAAGGGAACACAGGACGCGAAGAAGGAACAGTGCACTTCTATTAACGCATTCTTCATCGACATCGATGAACGAAAAGACGTAAATGAGCTTGAGGAAATAAAGAAGCGACTGACGCCAACATACATTCTTGAGACAATGCGCGGGTACCATGTTTACTGGTTGCTCGACGAGACCCTTTTCAAGGAGGAATGCAGTGCTGAGGAATGGGAAGCGTCTATTGCTCGATGGGAACGTATCGAACAGGCCATCGTATTAACACTGAAGGCTGACCCCGTAGTAAAAGACCTGACGCGTATCATGCGCCAGCCGGACACCTATTACTGGAAGAAGTCCGGAGACCTGTGGAAGGAGGGTGTTGAAAAAGCACCATTCAAGATCAAGGGACTATTCAAGAACGAGGCGATGAGGTACTCGATGGACGACATGGAGGAGGCGTTCCCGCCGGTTGAGACGGTGGTGCCATCATTCGCTAAGACACAGGAAGGAGAACAAATGCAGCGATTCGCTGAGGCAGAGAAGTCAAATTTCTTTGCGATGATTAACAAGGCGTATCCTCTTGAGGAGCGACCATCGTTCCAGCGCCTTTTGAATGGAGCTGACGATGCAGTGCTACCGAGAGAGAACTGTGCAAATAGTGCGCTACTAGTAACAGCGTCCCTCATGCGCCAGGCCAACTGGTCCAAGGAGAAGGCACTGAAGCATTTGCAGGAAACAGGATGGCACGGTATCGAGAAGGAAAGAGGAGGGTGGCAGGAGATTCAGAATACGGTAAACAGCGCATACCGTTCCGGCTACACCTATTCATACAAGAACGAATTCATCGCGTTCAACATGACTCCCGAGGAGCAAGTGCTCATTCAGGCAGCGTATACCGCAGTGGCGAAGTCTCGCAAAGAGACTGACAAGACACGTTTTAGTAACTACGAGTACGAGGTGCGTTCCCGCTATCCGTACCTTAAAAAGAACGAGGTCGGTATATTCTTCAATTACTACGACGGCGTTTACAAAATGCTCACCGATCAGGACGTGTCGGGAATCATACTAAACATGCTTCACGAAGACATGCTCTGGGGCTACCGCACCAAGCGCAACGTCTCAGATAAGGTGGCTTGTCTCTTGGCTATTGTCTCAGACCTTGAGCTCACAAATGATAAGGGTAATCTGTTCAACGTACGCAACGGTATCCTAGAGCTCACGAGCGGCGAGCTACTCGCTCACACACCTGACTACGTGTCGCTTGTTCAGTCTCCTGTTGCCTATGACCGGGAGGCAGGGGCACCAATGTGGGAAGCATGCCTTGAGGAGTGGATGAAAGGACCGGAAGGGTTTGAGAAGAAAAAGGTGCTTCAGCAGTTCGCTGGCTACCTTCTAACATCCAGCATGGTTTATGCGAAAGCACTTTTCCTTGTTGGAGATGGAGGGAACGGAAAGTCCACGTTCGCTGATACCCTCTCGATGACTATCGGGGAACAGGGAACATCAAGGATTGATCTTGAGGACCTCTACTCTACATTTGGTCTGAAGGGGCTCATCGGCAAGCGCCTCAACGTCATCGAGGAGGTGGGTGGAAACTACTATCAGGCGCACAAGCTAAAGAAGCTAATCTCTGGAGAAGAGCTGACCATCAACATGAAGTTCAAGGATCAGTTCAAGTTCAAGCCACAAGCCAAGTTCGTTTTTGCGGTGAACACTATGCCGCGTGTCGATGACTCTTCAAGCGCGACCGAGCGTCGCATGGTAGTGGTGCAGTTCAACAACAACTTCCGCGATAATCCGAACATTCGACTACGCTTTTCAGGTGGACTATTGTCGCAGGAGCTACCCGGTATCCTCAACTGGATGCTTGAGGGGTACCGCTCGCTCATGCTGGAGGGTAATTTCGTGAAGACAGAGGAGCAGAGCCAGTCGCTTGCAGAGTACCGCGAGGAGAACTCATCAGTGGATGGATTCATCGGGGAGTGTCTCTTGTTCAGTCCTGACGCGCTTGAGACAACATCGAAACTGTACGGTGAGTATAAGGATTACTGTTCAAAGGACGGACGAAAGTACAAGAGCATGATTGCCTTCACAAAAGAGATGAAAGCATACGGGCAGAGGTCAGGTAACTTCCTGTATATGCCGCGTGAGAATAACCACTCGACCGGATTCTTCAAAGGTGTCAGTGTTGCGTCGAAGTGGGACAGCGTCTTCGAGACACCGGCCGACGTGAGGAAGGAGTACGAAGCACAGCATGTATCCGATGATGATGATGTTCTATGATTGATTGGAAAACACAGTTCCCCGGTATCGACTTCCTAGACATTCAGAAGACTATCATTACCGATGATCGCAAGATTACCGGTGTGTTTCTAGGAACCGGTGTTGGTAAGACGCTGCCGACGCTTGTCCTCGGGAAAGGAAAGATTCTTGTCATTTGTCCGAAACAGCAGATGCTCGATCAGACCTGGGAAGATAACGATAAGAAATTCTCTCTCGGCAAGGACATTACGACCATCAACTACGATATGTTCTGGAGGAAGTGGGAAACGTTTGAGCGGTTTGATACCGTCATTCTTGACGAAGGACACCGAGCTGCGGGAGTGCTTCCAGAAACCCGCCAGCGCAACCGGATATTGATACCGAAGACCAGCAAAACGCACGAGGCAATTCTTCTTTATCTAAGGAAGCACCAGCCAGATCGATTCTACATTGCGACAGCAACCCCGAAAGGTAAGCCAATGAACGTGTGGGCGCTTGCTCGACTGATAGGAAAGAAATGGGACTTCTATAAATTCCGTGAGGCATTTTATTTCAAGACCATGATGGGAAGGAGAGAGATATGGCTTCCGAGGACAGACGAAGCAACAGAACAGAGGCTGGTGCTTGCAGTGCAGTCTCTCGGGTACACCGGAGGGCTTCAGGACTTCGTGGATGTTCCTGAGCAGACACACCGGACCATCTCCATACCCCTGTCTGATGAGCAGAAGAAAGAACTGAAGGAGTTAAGAGAGAGCGAAGCCGATCCTCTCGTTATGCGTTCGTACATGCGAACCATCGAGAATGGAGTTCTTTACGCAAAGAAGATTGAGCAGGTCGGAGAAAAGGAGGACATCCTCGTGAAAGACACCAAGCTATTCAAGAATGGGAAAATAGACTACATCATTGAGCGGGCAGGAGAGTTCCCGAAGCTCTTTGTGTTTGCAGCGTACACCGCTCAGGTGAACGCTATTGCCTCAGCTCTTCGCAAGGAAGGGTACGATGTTCACACTGTTACGGGTCATACGAAGAATCGCGGCACGGTATTCAAGGAAATGGAGGCCATGAAGAAAGGAATAGTTATCGTAGCCTCTTCAATCTGTGAGGGCTATCGCGTGCCGAGTGCCCCCTGCATGATATTCGCCTCGAAGTCGAATCGTTTCGTACACTACGACCAGGGCAAGGGGAGAATCCTCGACGGGCAGCATTTGAAAAAGAATCTGTACTTACATCTGGTTGTGCCGGGCGGGGCTGATGATGATTGCCACAAGTCAATCATGGCAGGTTCGGACTTTCAAGAGAAACTGTCTGTTCTATGATAGAGGCCGGAAGTAACACGGTACTTAATCAGTACCTTCGTGAGAAGCGCAAGGAAGGATTTTACTGCTACTACGAGCTAAAGGTTGCTCGTGGAGACACGTTTTATTTCTCGAACATAGAGACAAACCAGCATGAGTCACTGCCCGCACTTGCTAACGAGGGGTTGGTATGGAAGCTGTCTGACGAGGACAGTCGTAGAAAGCCGTGCGACGGATTATCAGCACCGCCCCTTCCTTCGTTCCTTGTCATTAAGTTCAAAGGAACGTACTGCTTTATTGAGTACCATCGCATCTTAGAAATGATGAATGCTGGCAGTACCTCCATATCCTCGGATGAGGCGATAGAAATATCCCAGAGGATCTTTCGTTCATCTGTCTAGGAGTTATCCACAGTCGCCATTGACGGCGACATCGACATAGGATACACTGAAGGGGTCACGTCGAATTAACCAGTCATTAAACTAATACATGAGCTCAACTAAACCGAGTAAAGATACAAATTCACTACACCGTGTAAATACACGTATTTTCGTTTACCAAGACCTGTTCATAAAAAGTGAGGTCAAGAAGTCCAAGGTAGCAACTAGCGAGGGAGAGGTTCATCGCACGCTGCTCGCCGAGGCTATCGAGGCCCGCGCATCAGCATAATATATGTCAAACATCTACGAAGAATACGCCGCAGTCGACGCAGAAGAGAAGGCAATCAAAGCAAAGAAGGAACAGCTTCGTCCCTTCATTATCAAGAAGATGATCGAGGACGGTCTCGACAAGATTGAGACATCCCTCGGTAAGTTTAGCGTCACTCCACTTAAGAGCTGGACCTACCCTGAAGGAGTCATCGAGCTTGGCGATTCGTTCAAGGCAGCAAAGGCAAAAGCAGAGTCAACAGGAGAGGCAACGTTCGAAGAGTCACCGTCTCTCCGGTTCACACCAGTAAAACTTTAATTAACTCAACTATCAAATTGTATGGGATCAAAGACTACAAAGACCGTAAAGACCGTAAAGAAAGTAAAAGCACCCGCACCCGCGAAAGTGGTGAAGGTTGTAAAGGAAAAGAAGGCTACCGTTAAGTTCGTGTCGTTTACTCTCGGGGCGACAATCCCTACCCAGTCATTCGGGAACATTCAGCCGCACCTTACTGTTGAGGCTGGGTCTTACGAGGATGCAGCAGCGTTTGCCTTCCCTATTATCGAAGGTCTCTACGCGAAGTACGCTGACGTGAAGCCCGGGTTCCTTGGAAAGATAACTGAGACTGTAAAGCAGGTCGCTCCAGTCGCTCCAGTCGCTCCAGTCGCTCCAGTCGCTCCAGTGGCTCCAGTCGCAGCACAGGTCGAGACAGCAGCTCCAACAGCTCCTGAGGCACCTAAGAGCGAGTTTGTACTCAAGGCTGAGAAGATGATCGGGCTTGCCATGAGTGCAGAAGCAGCGATTGTTATCCAGACCCAGGTCGAGAAGTCCGTAAAGATTGCAGAGGCAGATAAGCCAGCTCTCCTTGCACTCGTCCTCAAGAAGCGTGGAGAGTTCAAGTAACATCGGCAGTATGAAAGATGTAATGCTTGATCTTGAGACACTTGGAACGCGCCACAACGCGATGATTATATCGATTGGCGCGTGCTACTTCGACCGTATGACAGGAGAGGTTGGTGAGACGTTCTTTTGGAACGTCCAGCCAGGAGAACACGAGAACAAGTTCACGACTGACTACTCGACGATAAGGTGGTGGCTTGAACAATCAGAAGAAGCACGTGCAGCTATTTGCAGCGGGTCAACCCATATTGAGAATGCTCTGCAAGACCTGTGCAGATTCCTCGACACCACTGACCGTGTGCTTGTCTGGTCGCATGCGACATTCGACATGCCGATTCTTATGAACGCATTCGAAACGCTCGATATTCTGCCCCCGATTGGATTCCGGGACATGCGCGACCTTCGAACGCTGATGGATCTTGCTAATCTCGACAAAATGAAGCGCGAGCGGTTTGGGGTTCATCACAATGCGCTTGACGATGCTAAGTTTCAAGCTAGCTACGCTTCAGACGCGTTTGTAAAACTCAATCATGGCACCGCGTAAGGAAGCACAAGTGCTCATCCCGAGCACAAAGGTGCAATGGGCAATGCGCGGATACACTCCAGTCTACGGAGACGATCAGGACATTGCGATTCGTGACGCGCTCTCTCATCTCACAAAGAAACTGAGAACGGTCGACAACAAAGCACTACGCGACCTTGAGGCGAGTGGCGACGAGAAGAAGATGACCTCCAAGATGAAAGACGTCATCCGTGCTGAGCAAAGCATTATTAACTGGATGGAACAACGTAAATTCGACTTCTAACATGACCTGCTCTCACATCTGTTCCGGTAACTGTAGACGTGAAGGATGCAACTGCTCATGTGGAGAGTTCCACGATCACCAAACAACACTATGAGCCATGCACAAATGATGGGGTACGACAGTATGGAACTTCCTGAATACCTCAGCAATGAATCTAACTGGGAGAATGGATACCACATAGACCAGAGGGAGCAACGGCATGAGATTAAAGACATGTCCGACTCGCACCTACTAGCAACGATTCGGTACTTCTCACACCTCGACACGAAGCCGTTACAGAGAGAGGTAAAAAGGAGAAAGACATTATCTGGTGCTTTCATGAAATACTAATATGACTACAAACACCCGTGAGATTAAGTTTCGTGCTTGGGATAGCCGTGTGGGCAGATGGTATGTAAGCTACAATGCTCCATTTGAGTGGCTAGGAGAAAATGAAAAGGCCCCAGAGGTTGGAGTTGTGACATACACAAAGCAAAGGTTTCCTGATGGAATAATCCTAATGCAGTACACAGGATTAAAGGACAAGAACGGGAAGGAGATATACGAAGGGGACCTGTTGCTTGTGTTAGATGAGGAAGTTGTTTCTGTAACCGACGAGGGATACGGGCCAATTGAATCGTGCAACCATATCGCTAGTGTGGTTTTCCGGAATGGTGCGTTTTGCATCAACATACCAGACACGGACAGTGGTATGACCGGATTGTATTCGTTTCGCCAGTGGAATGAAGAAGTCTCTGACGAAGAGCATGAAATCATCGGAAACATCTACGAGAATAGCGACCTACTAGTATGAACCTAGAACAACAAGTAACCTCCCTAGCTCTCTCGAAGCGTCTCAAGGAGTTGGGTGTGAAGCAGATGGCACTGTTCTGGTGGAGCGAGCACACGATACCTGCGACCCTGTGGAACGAACACGACCTTGGTGAAAACGACCCATATGCTGGAGTATCTGACGAAAGCGTGGCTGCCTTCACCGTTGCAGAGTTAGGGGAGCTTCTACCAAACTACTTCAAGCACCAGGAATATGGATACATAAATCTCGTGATGATGAAGCTCGATGATGGACGTGCAGAAGTTATGTACAAGGCTCGCCTCGATTGTGTGTTAGTGGAGCGGTCAGACACCGAAGCCGAAGCGAGGGGACTGGTGCTCGCGCACCTCATTGAAAATAAACTCCTAAGCGCATGAAAAACACATTTGAACTTGCCGCCGAGAATACTCGCAAACACTTCCAGGAAATCGCCGGGCAATGGAACGGAGACGAACCTGCTGGAGAAGACCGCGCAATGCTTGCAAAGGGGATAGCAGAGAAGTGTGCGGAACTAGAAGCCTTACTAGGGGAGTATAGGACTGTATGATCATGAAATTCAAACACAATGACCGCGTTACCTGCAAGATACACGTAACGGAAATCAAAGACGCTCGTATTAGTATTGACGAAGACGGAACACCTTTCATCTGTTACGAAAAGAATGGCGGTAGAACAGACGACAAGCTGGGCTACAAGTATTCTTGCTCGCTCTCCAACCCTCTTGTAACAGACCTAAAGCTAGCCACCCCCACATGGGACTCTCTTTCGTGGAAGGATATTCTTTTGGATGGTGGTGGAGACAGGAGAATGGTACTTGCGGTATCAAATGATATGGCTTGTGTCTCTCATGCTGAGGACTTCGAGACGACTTCCGGTTGGTATCACAAGAAAGAACTCCAACATATGTATTTCACCATCCAAGGCGCAGCACCAGAAGTAGAGGAAATCACCGTCGCAGAAGCAGAGGCACGCCTTGGGGTGAAGATTAAACTCAAATAACACTATGAACTTCAAACACAACGACCGCGTTACCTGCAAGATACACGTAACGGAAATCAAAGACGCTCGTATTAGTATTGACAAGGATGGCACACCCTTCATCTGCCAGAACGTAAAGTGCGGAGTGTACACAGAAGACAAGCTGGGCTACAAGTATTCTTGGCGTCTCTCTAAAGACTTCACGGACTGTTTTGTAAAAGACCTAAAACTAGCCACCCCCACATGGGACACTCTCGCGGTTGAGGATATTATCTTGGATAGCGGTGGAGCTGGAAGAATGGTGCTTGCGGTGCAAAATAACCTGGTTTGGTTCTCTGCTATAGAGCATTTTGATGTTTCTTACGATTGGTGCACCAAGAAGCAACTCAAAAGACTTGGCTACACCATCCAAGGCGCAGCACCAGAAGTAGAGGAAATCACCGTCGCAGAAGCAGAGGCACGCCTTGGGGTGAAGATTAAGACTGACTAGGTATGACCACCACCCTTGAACGCGTCCGTGCTGCTGTTATTAAGGCTGTGCCTGAGATACTTTCCGACTGCGTTTTTTGTGGCTGCGGACGGGGCGAACCAAAGTGCGTTATGGTAGGGCCTCATATGGTCGAGGCACGCGACATAACCCTCGCAGATTGTTTCGCAGCCTTGGGGATTGGTGTGTTCAGTTGCGAAGAAACGCTGAGGCACGAGCAAGAGATTGTGCACACACTCGCGGTCATGTGGAACCTCGCTCTCCCTCTCCACCTGCAAAGAGAAGAAGCATTAACCTTCCTCGATAAAACATTCAACCATGACTAAGAACCTAAAATGACTTATGGCACAGACAAACGACCCCACAGAAAAGTGCTACCTAGCATACGACGACGAGCCTGGATACCTTGTCTGTTTCTACAACCATAAGGCAGGAGAGGAGTGCTTAATGAACAGAGAAGACCCAACACTCAACCATGACTAACACAGAACTATTCATCCAGCGTGCGATTGAGGGAGGGTGGCAACCATTAGATACTCTTGAGTTCAAGGGCGAGGTGGATTACGACATACAGAACGAGAAGTACCAGATATTTCTAACCACGGAAGTATGGCAAGCCGTAGGGAAGGTGGAGGAGTGGGACGGTAATCACAATAGCTGTAACGAGTACGATGACGGCCAGCACGATTGCAATGGATTCCCGGGGTTTATAGACAAAATGCACGGCCTCATAGACGCTCTCGCTCGCGGAGAAACCATAGAAGATTATCTCGGTAGCATCCTCAACCATGACTAAGAACCTACAAGACCTTCGTGCTGAGGCTCGCGCGGAAATAGACTGGATATTTAAGACCACGAATCACACTGAGATACTCGCAAAAGTAACGGAGTACCAGGACACCCTCATAGACTCCGTACTCGATAGAGCAGAGAAGGACAAGAAACAAGCATTACTAGATGTTCGCCGCGAAACCCTTGAAGAAATTGCTCAAGAAGTCTCTACTAACGCCGCTCAAGATATTCTTGAGTGCGGGAACGCTGGCGCTCCACTGTCAAAAGCACGACACGAGGGATACATGGAGTGCATACAGCACACAGAAGTGTTGCTAAGGAATCGTATTGAAAAGATAACCCCTCCTGCTCTATGAGAAGCTGCCACATCAACGAAAAGCCACCGATCCTTTACAAGCTCAGGCAGTTTTGGTGCGGGGTGAGGACAGGACATTTCGGAAGACTCTCACCCGCCGGAAGCTACTTTATTTGTGTTGGCTGTCATAAGGTAGTTTTTATTTAAGCTAACCTACTATTGCGTATGAACCTAGAACAACAAGTAACTTCCCTAGCTCTCTCGAAGCGACTCAAGGAGCTGGGCGTGAAGCAGGAGAGTATATTTTTCTGGTCCTACTACGACGACGGGCACAGTAAAGACAAGCCGGGAATTGCTTTTGCTGATAACTGCAATCTTTCCTTTATGGAAAACTTAGTCTCCGCCTTCACTGTTGCAGAGCTTGGGCAGTTACTGTACGGGGAGGAGACTCCTCACAGTAAGGGAGGAGGCGGGTACTGGGAGACTAGCGAGTATTACGACCTTGTTGATGGTAGGCACAGGATAACAGCAGACACCGAAGCCGAAGCGAGAGGTCTCATGCTCGCGCACCTCATTGAAAATAAACTCCTGAGCGTATGAAAATCCCCGACACTATCACTGCGAAGGTGCGTGAGTTCCGCGCAAAAGCAGAAGTGATAAACGACACTCTCTGGTATGTAAACCCTTCTGACATAGAACAAGCATTACTAGATGTTCGCCGCGAAACCATTGAGGAGGTGCGTATCGTCGCACTAAATGTAGCCGAAGAAATATCAGGCTTGCCCGAACTCGTTAATGGTTTTCAGCACCGTGGTTACGCCACAGAGAGACAGGAGAGCGAGATATACTTCGAGGGCTTCAAAGACGGGCGAGACATGATGCGTATTGACTTCTCGCTTCCGAGCGGAAGGTTTGCAAGGCGACTACGCGAGGTACTAGATAACACCCCTACTGTATGAAAATGATAACCATAGAAGAAGGGTCTAGAGAAATGCTACCTTGGATTAAAGCAGAGATTGAACCAGCACTAGGTTTCTGGCCTTTTCATTGGTGGTACGAGGTTTATTATTACGAC